CTTACGATCAGGTTATATTAGAGTTTGATAGTTGGGTACATATATCAATACCCAATATTAAAGAAGCAACACCAAGAAAACAAGCCTTAGTAATAGATAATAAAGGTAAAAGAAACTTTAACTAAAAGGAAAATATTATGCCAATGGTCGGAATGAAAAAGTTTGCTTACACAGCAAAAGGTAAGAAAGAAGCTAAGTCCTATGCTAAAAAAACAGGAAAGAAAATGATGGCTAAACCTGTTAAAAAAGCTGGAGCAAAGCGTGGCTACTAAAGGACTTTATGCTAATATTCATGCTAAACGAGCACGAATAAAAGCAGGTTCAGGTGAAAAGATGCGTAAGGTAGGGGCTAAAGGAGCTCCTACTGCTAAAGCGTTTAAACAATCTGCAAAGACTGCGAAAAAGAAATGATTAAAAAAGGTAAAGAAACATTCTCTGGTTATAACAAACCAAAGAAAACTCCTAGTCATCCTACAAAGAGTCATGCTGTATTAGCTAAAGTAGGTGAAAAAGAGAAACTTATTAGGTTTGGTCAACAAGGGGTTAGTGGTGCAGGATCTGCCCCTAAAACAGCTTCTGAGAAAGCTAGACAAAAGTCTTTTAAAGCAAGGCACGCTAAAAATATAGCAAAAGGTAAGATGAGTGCAGCATATTGGGCAGACAAGGTAAAATGGTAAGAAATTAGTTGACAATTTGCTATTATTATGGTATAATTGTTGTATATACTGGGAAAATTACATATGACTTATTTAGAAATTGTCAATAAAGTTTTAAGAAGACTTAGAGAGCAAGAGGTTGATTCTCTTGCTGCTAACTCCTATTCTACACTTATTGCTGACTTAGTTAATGAAGTTAAAAGAGATGTTGAGAATGCTTGGAATTGGAGTGCTCTCAGGGATACTATCACTGTAGCTACTGCTGCAGATCTTTACAACTATACTTTAACTGGTTCAGGAACTCGCTTTAGAGTCATTGATGTTATTAATGATACATCTAACTTTATTATGAGACCAGCTACTACAAGAGAGTATAACTCTCTGTTTTTAGTAGGTGATTTTAGTAAAGGTGCTCCTATTTCATATAACTTTAACGGAGTTTCTTCCGCTGGAGACACACAAGTAGATATATTCCCAATACCTGATGCTGTATATAATATACGATTTAACTTAGTCATCCCACAAGCTGATTTAGTACTACCAGCAGATGAGTTACTAATACCTGCACCTTTAGTAGTTGAAGGAACTATTGCTAGAGCTATTTCTGAAAGAGGAGAAGATGGTGGCTTTATGGAACAAGAGCAACGCTTTAGAAGTACTCTTGCTGATTATATAGCCATTGAATCAGGACAAAGACCTGAAGAAACTATTTGGTATATTAGATAATGGCTGGACCATTAAAAACCACTAGTATTACTGCACCTGGATTTATGGGTTTAAATACCCAAGACTCAGGTGTTACTCTTGAGAGTGGATATGCTACTGTAGCTAATAACTGTATTATTGATAAATATGGTCGGTTAGGTGCTAGAAAAGGTTGGGATCTTTTAACAGATTCTACCAATGCTGTATTTACAGCTTCTATTTCTACAACTACAATGACTGTTTATTCAGTTACTTCAGGTACATTATCTATTGGTACTGTATTGTCAGGTACTGGCATCACTGCAGGGACTACTATTACAGCCTTAGGCACAGGTACTGGTGGAACTGGTACATACACTATAAGTACTTCTCAAACTAGAGCAGGACTTTCAGGTACTTATGCTAGATCAGGAACTACAGTTACAGTTACTTTTAACTCTCATGGATTTGTAGTGGGAGATACAGTTTACTTAGACTTTACTACAGGAACTGCTACAGATGGTGCTTTTGCAATTACAGCAGTTACTACGAATACATTTACAATTACACATGGTACGAGTGGAACTACTAGTGGTAATGTAACAATATATAGACCAACAATTGCATCTAACTCATTAGGTGCAGGTAATTATTTAGAGTCTATTTATGAATTTAAAACAGTTGGTGGGATAATTACTTATTTATCTGCAGGTAATGGTCAGATATTCTCTGGTGCTAATACAACTTCTTTAACAAGAAGCTATATATTTGGTACTGATGCTTCAGGACCAGCAGTCTTAAGTCCTCAACCTACATTTACAGGTAATAATTGGCAGTGGTGTGCTCTTCCTGAAGGTAGTGGACCTAGTGCTGAATCTTATGCTTTTGCTGCACAAGGTGGTAATCCATTCCTTGTATATAGAGAAGGTGCTCATAGTGGTCCTTTTGTATTTCAAAGAGTGGGTACAGACTATGGAACAGCTCCTACAGGAGTTACTACATTTGATCCTGATTGTTGTATAGCTGCTTTTGGTAGAGTTTGGGTTGGTGGACTTACGGATAATAAAACAACTGTATATTATAGTCAGCTTCTTAATGGATCTCATTTTTCAGGTGCAGGTAGTGGTTTATTAGATATTGGTTCTGTAGTCGGTGAGAATGATGAGATTGTAGCTTTAGCACAACATAATAAATATTTAGTTATATTTTGTAAAAATAATATTGTAGTTTATTCAGGTGCTAATGATCCTTCTACGATGGTTTTAGCTGATACTGTAAAAGGTGTTGGATGTATTGCAAGAGGTTCTTTACAGTCAAGTGGAACTGACTTAATCTTTTTATCTAAGAGTGGTGTAAGAAGCTTTAATAGAACAGTTCAAGAAGACTCTATGCCTTTAAGAGAACTATCTCTTAACATTAGAGATGACTTAGTTAGTTATTTATCTGTAGAAACATTAACGGAAATTAAAAGTGCATACTTTGAACGAGATGCTTTTTACTTAATTACATTCCCAGGTTCTAAGACAATGGTTTATTTTGATCTTAGAAATATTCTTCCTAATGGGGCAGCAAGAGCTACTATTTGGAATAATAATGTTGGTCTAACTTATAAAGCATTTTGTGCTACAGGAGATAGAAAACTGCTTCTAGGTGTACCAAATGGTATAGCAGAATATACAGGCTATTTAGATAATACTTCTTCATACACAATAAGTTATTATACATCTAACTCTGACTTAGGTGCACCAACACAAAGTAAAATGCTTAAAAAAGCTAACTTAGTTGTTATTGGTAGTGGAGATCAAGACTTTGTATTTAAATATGGTTATGACTATACATTAAATCCATTATCTGTAAATGTTGTACAAAACTTAGGAACTAAAACATTTTCTAAATATAATACTACCGCTAAATATAATATTAGTAAGTATGCTTCAGCTGGTATTGGTGTTAATACAATTTCAATGTCATTATCAGGTTCAGGAAAAGTATTACAATTTGGAGTTGAAGCTACAGTAGATGATAATCCAGTATCAATACAAAAAATCGATGTATATCTTAAAACAGGGAAAATTTTATAATGTCTAACTATACCAAAACCACTAACTTTCTTGCTAAAGACTCTTTACCTGAAGCAGACTCAGGAAAGATTATTAAGGGATCAGAATTTGATACTGAATTTAATAACTTACAAACTGCTGTAAATACTAAAGCTGATATAGCTTCTCCTGCTTTAACAGGAGTTCCTACAGCTCCAACTGCTACAGCAGGAACTAATACAACACAATTAGCTACTACGGCATTTGTTACAACAGCACTACGAACTCTTTATCCTATTGGGTCTATTTATACATCTACAGTTGCTACTAACCCAGCAACTTTATTTGGATTTGGTACATGGGTAGCTTATGGAGCAGGTCGTGTACTAGTAGGACACAGTGGCAGTGGTCTTTATATTGCAGGTAATACTGGTGGTAGTGCAGATGCAGTTGTTGTTAGCCATACCCATACTGCTACAGTGACTGATCCTGGTCACTTTCATACAATTTCAGCACCTTTTGCTTCTGATGCTGTTATTGGGGGTCCTAGTCCATCACCAGGTTTTCGTGGAAGTGGTACAAGTAATACATCTACTAAGACAACTGGTATTACAGTTTCTAACTCTACAACAGGTGTAAGTGAAACTAACGCTAACTTGCCTCCTTATGTTGTTGTCTATATGTGGAATCGTACTGCATAAGTGATTAAAGTAGAGTATGCTAATCTTCTATATAAGATATATGGAAGTCCTAAAGAAGGTAAAAGAAAGTTCTTAGAAGAAGCTTTAACTTGGGAATACTACCCAGTTTATCGTAATAATGAAACAGTTGCTTTATTTGTAGTAAAAGGTAATAGAATACACTGTGGATGCCTTCCTGAATATAAAGGTAAGTGGTTTCCAATGAAAATGTATAAAAGACTAATTAAGAATATAGTCTTAAAATATGGAAGAGCTGAAACATCTACTTTTCCTGAAACAAAAGAGTTCGTAGAAAGACTTGGGTTTAAGGAAGTAAGTAGGAATGAGAACATTATTAATTTTATAAAGACAGAGGTTTAATATGAGTTTTATTACAGATGCACTTGGACTTACAGGACAAGATCCAGTACAAATTGCTCCTTATCAAGCATCAGATATTACAACAACTACAGGTAGTGCAGTAGGAGGTCCTGGAGGATCAGTAACTACTCAGTTATCTCCTGAACTTCAACAATTCTATGATTTCTACCTTCAGTCTGCTATGGCTAATATGCCTACAGAAGAACAACAAGCATTTGCTAATCAAGTACAACAATATGGTCAGAGTATGTTTGGTCAAGCGGCTAATTTAGATACTGGTCAACTAACTTCTGATTATTACAATAGAGTATTAGCTGGATTACAACCACAAAGAGAACAAGAAAATGTTTCTTTAGCTAATACATTATTCTCACAAGGTAGAACTGGAGCTGGAGCTGGTGTTGAAGGTGGTTATGTAAACCCTGAACAATTTGCTTTATTAAAAGCTCGTGAACAAGCTAATGCTGGTATTTATTTAACAGCTGAAGATAGAGCAAGGCAAATTCAACAAGAAAAATTAAAAGCTGGACTTGGTTTTATTGGTTTAGGTAATGAACTTAAAACAGCAGGGTATGCTCTTCCTACATCACTATTTGGTACAGGTGTACAACTTGGTCAAATCAATAACCCATTAATTGCTCCATCACTCACTGGTGGTCAATATGTCACTAATGTTAATCAAGCAAATGCTAACTATCAAAATCAAGCTATGCTTGCAGATCAAGGATTTTGGGGTGGACTTCTTACTGCTGGTGTAAGTGCTATGAATCCTTTTGGTCAAGCTTCTAACGCATTAAGTGGTTTATTTGGTTCTACAATTGCTAATCCTTATGCTTC